TTTATTAGCGAAAGCAAATATCTCTCCTGCGACCGGCGTTTCACAGGTCGAACAGTTCGGTAAGGAATTAAAGTACGATAAGGTTATCGTGCTTGATGACATCAACTGTCCTATTGATGAAAACACAGTATTGTTTGTCGATAAACTGCCTACGAGAGATGAGGATGGAAACCTACTCTTCGATTACATTGTCAAGAAGATAGCGAAATCGCTTAATAGCGTATCTATCGCAATCAGTAAGGTCGATGTGTCGTGAGCATAAAGATTCTCAACCTCGATAAAGTTATCTCGCAGATAGAAAATTATCGCAAAGGGTTACAGGGTAAAGTCAATTTGTTTTTGGAACGATTATCTACACTCGGTGCATATCGAGCAAGGGTGGAGTTCACTAATGCAATGTACGCAGGTACAAACGATGTAGTGATAAGTGTTGAACCTACGGCAACGGGCTACAAGGTTGTTGCCACAGGTCAAGCGGTATTATTTATTGAGTTCGGTACGGGCATCCTTAACCCCGAACATCCTCAGTCTTCGGAGTTTGGTTTTTCTCACGGAACTTATGGTAAGGGTAAAGGTGCTAACGAAAAAGGTTGGATTTATGTCGGTGAACAAGGCAACGCAGGTCAGCCGATTCGTGAGGGTGTATATCGCACTTACGGAAATCCACCTGCGAAAGCAATGTATTATGCCGCAAAGGATATGAAAGCAGAGATTTACACTATTGCAAAGGAGGTCTTCGGATAATGGTTGATATTGAAACAGAAATCTTCACCAACATAGCGACCAAACTTCGCAATAAGTATGGTGCAAAGTTCACCGTCTATGGTGAGACTGTTTTAGCACCTTCGGAGTTCCCCTGTGCCTGTATCGAGGAAAGCGATAACTATGCTTATGCTCGTTCGCAGGATAGCGGTAGCAACGAAAATCACGCTGAGCTTGTGTACGATGTCAACATCTATTCTAATAAAAGGAATGGTAAAAAGGCTGAGTGCAAAGAAATTCTTGCGGTGATTGATGAATATTTCACAGGTATCGGGTTCGCCCGAATCACAAAGAACCCAATATCGTTAGACGATGCAACGAAGTACAGGCTTTTTACCCGTTACGCTGCCGTTGCTTCGGAAGACGGAACAATTTACAGGAGGTAATGAAAATGGCTATTTCTACTTATAAGGTTTTCCTTATGAAAAAGGAAAGCGAAGCATACAAGAAGCTCGTTGACATTAAGGATTTCCCCGACCTCGGTGGTTCTCCCGAAATGCTTGAAACGACAACCCTGTCTGATAAGATGCAGACATACATTCCGGGTATTCAGTCTTTGGATGCTTTGGAGTTCAATGCGAACTATACCAAAGAGGATTTCGCAAAAATCAAGGCTCTCGAAGGACAGGAACTCGACCTTTCCGTTTGGTTCGGTGGCGAAGAAGCCGGAGGTACTCTCACTCCTACGGGTGATGATGGTAAGTTCAACTTCAAGGGCTATGTATCTGTATTCGTTGTCGGCGGCGGCACAAACGAAGTTATCGGTATGACTGTTGCGGTTGCACCTTCTACACCGATTACTGTCGGCGAATAATCAATAATTGGAGGACTGTATTATGGCTAAGACAATTAACATCGAGTTCGAGGGAGTTCCTTACACCCTTGAATATACTCGTAAATCCATTGAGATAATGGAACGCAGAGGTTTTAAGATTTCAGACCTCGAAGAAAAACCCGTTACAACTTTTCCTGCTCTCTTCGCAGGTGCTTTCCTTGCTCATCACAAGTTCGTGAAGCAGGACATCATCGACAAGATTTTAAGCCGTTTGAAGAACAAGGACACCCTTGTCGGCAAACTTGCTGAAATGTATAACGAACCCATCCTTGAAATGATGGATGAGCCGGAAGAGTCTGAGGGAAACTTGGATTGGGGAACGAGTTGGTAAGCGACTCGCTACCCTTTGGAGGGGGCGAGTCGGATAAAGGCTCTGCCCCCTCTATCTCTTATACAGAATATTTCTATTCTTGCTTACCATTCTATCTGTCAATAGGTATGACCTACGAGCAGTATTGGAATGAGGATAGTTGCTTAGTTAAGTATTATCGTAAAGCCTATGAGTTACAACGAGACAGAGAAAATGAGCGAATGTGGTTACAAGGTATGTATATCTACGAAGCTCTTTGCGATGTATCTCCTGTACTTAGAGCCTTTGCGAAAAAAGGTACGAAGCCTATTGAGTATTCCACTCAGCCTTATGCGATTACAAAAGAGGAAATCGAGCGTAGGCGTGTGGAGAAAGAAAAGGCTAAGTACGAACAAATGAAGGCAAAAACAAATGCCTTTGCTATCAAATTCAACGCTTTAATGGCACAAAGGAAGGAGGTTGGAAACGATGGCTGAAACAGTTCTTGAAACCCTAATCATCAAAGTGGACTCGGACACGAGTTCTGCGGATGCAGGTTTAGCAGGACTACAAAAAACTCTTTCAAAATTCAAAGGAGCGGCGAATACAGGTTCAAGCGGAACTAAGAAACTGACTTCGTGCTTCTCCTCTTTCACTTCAAAGGTACGAGGTGCTACGGCGGCGTTTCGTATCGCTTCCAACACCCTCGGTAGTTGGTTCAAAGAATCCAACGACTATGTTGAAGCATTGAACCTTTTCAATGTTGCAATGGGTGATTGTGCAGATGCGGCTATGGAATACGCTAAGACCGTTGAAGCGGTTATGGGTATAGACCTTAAAGAGTGGCTCACTTATCAAGGTGCGTTCTATCAGATGGCGGCAGGATATGGTATCGCTTCCGCATCTTCCGAAAAGATGAGTAAGAACCTTACACAGTTGGCTTATGACCTTTCTTCTCTGTGGAATACAGATGTTGAAACGGCGTTCCAAAAACTTCAAAGCGGTATGTCGGGACAGATTAAAGGTCTTAAAGCGTGGGGTATCAATGTTTCCGTTGCTCAGTTGAGACAGACTGCTCTTGCTCACGGAATTACTCTTTCTACTGCAAAGATGACCGAAGCACAGAAAGCAACACTTCGTTATATAACCATTATGGAGCAGACGAAGAACGCACAGGGAGACTTGGCGAGAACAATCATTACTCCTGCTAACGCATTGAGAATTTTGTCGGCTCAATGGACTCAGGCAAAACGAGCGATGGGTCAAGTAGTGAGTGTAATCGCAGTTAAGATTATCCCGTGGTTTCAAGCTCTTGTTCAAATCATTAGAGCCGCCGCACAGTCGTTGGCGAGTTTCTTGGGTTATGAACTCCCGGATATTGATTTGTCGGGTATAAGCATTGACCCCGGCGGTTCATTCGATGATGCTGCCGATAGTTTGGGAACTGCCGCAGATAACGCTAAGGCGTTAAAGAAATCTCTACTCGGCATAGATGAGTTAAATGTTATGACAGATAACTCTTCTTCCTCATCGGGTGCAGGAGGTTTAGGTGGCGGTTATGCCGCAGACTTCGGTATGGATTTGAGTCAATATGATTACGATTTCTTATCTGACATAGAAATGCCCGACCTTGAACCTTTTAAGCAGAAACTCTACGATATTTTCCGTGTCATTGGTTTAATCGGTGCAGGTATCACAGGTTGGAAGATTGGTAAATTCATTACCGATTTAGTTACGGCAAATATGAAAGCCACAACCTTGAAAGAAACTCTCGCTCTCATTGGTAAAAAGACTTTACTTACAGTCGGTATTACCTTAGCCATTACAGGTATTGCACTTGAAACTGATGGTATTATGAACGCTATTAACGAGGGACTCAACGGAGCGAACTTCGGAGAAATCCTCGGTGGTGGAGGTTCTATTATCGCAGGTGCGGCTATGATTGGTAAATTCTTCGGAAGCACTCTAATCTGTAGCGGTATCGGTGCAATCATCGCAGGTGTTCCGATGTTTATTACAGGTATCTACGATGCAATTATGGCAGGTCTCGATTGGCTGAACGCAACGCTTATTGGTGCAGGTGCTACTCTTACAGGAGCAGGTATCGGTGCAATCATCGGTGCTTGTGGA